CTAAATCTTTTAAGTTATCTGGAATCTCTACTTCATGTCCTTCAAGAACTTCTATATCTACATTACCCCAGAACTCTAAGACTTCATAACGTTCTGCTTTAGTATCGTTAGAATCGTCTTCCATAGCCTGTTCCCACCACTCTTTAGTGTAGGATTCACCCATACTAACTGCAGTGTCGATTGCATTTTTACGAAAGAAAGGTCTACGTTTAAGCGCACGTATTTGAGTACGTGACATCTTATGACGTTCAATTGCATACTCAGCTTCATCCATATTAGCTGCATCTGGATCTGGATAAAAATTCCATATAGACACAGAAGATGTTTGAGGTATTGTTTTAATATTAGGTTTGTATTCGCCATCTACATAGTTAGGATATTCTTTATCTATAGCAAACGGACCTTTCATTACTCCTGTGCCAAACAATGCACATTCAAAAGCAGCAACACGAAGTTGTTTGTTTGCATTAGACTCCTCTAGTTGATCATGGATTTTCTTTTCCATTTTCTTTGCAGAGATCATTGCAGGATGTAAAGTAACTTCTGTAGCTGTACCACCTGTACCTTCTTTAAGAATATCTTTAACAGGACTAAGTTTACTTTTAAGACCAGCTAGACGTTCACCTAAATCTACAACAGTTTCTCCTGGCAAAAGTTTAGTTTCTTCTGGACTAAACTCTTCTTTAGCTTTTTGCATATCAGGATTAGATTCAAAGAATACTGAGTCTGCTACTCCTTCAGGTAAAGTAGTAGGATCAACTGTAATTGGAAATTTGTTATTGCCAAAGAGGACTTCTACTATCTGACCATAAGCAGCAAGAACTTTTGTTTTAGTAACCTTAACAAATATGCGAGACTTCTCCGTAGAAGTAAACTGTACATCTGGACCATATAAACCTCTGTAGTTACGGTATGATTGTATCCAACGTCTTTCATCAGCCTCTCGATAAGTAGAAGCTTTATAGTAATGTCCTTTTACAAAACCAACAACAGTTCCTGTATCTGGATCAGAGTAACTATCTTCATCTGTATCTTCTATTGCATTAGACTCTATTGAATCCATTGTCATTCCATCTTCAAAAAGATCATCTTCTGCCATTGTTTTTCCTTAGTAACCGAAGGTTGGGTCGCTTGCTTGAAACCCTGAATTAGATGCGGGGTTGTAATCAAACAAACTACTTCTAGGTCTTGTCATAACTCCGTATCTCAAAGCATCATACAGGTGGTCTTCTGCATTTGTATCTACATCTTCTGGATTCTTTTTATCCAAAGGTATAGCAGGTAGTTGAGAAATAATATTAGGACAGCTATTAAAAAATACTAATCTAGGTTGTTCTGTAAACTCATCTATTTGTAATCTTCTATGTAATTCATTCTTGCCTGATACACGAGAGCCTCTTGATCTATCTGCTGGCCTCCACCTGCATCCCTTCATAATCATTTGTTCTGCCAGAGATGGACCAGTATCACCACGTTTATGCCACAAAGAACTATCAAGCACACCATACCGTATTTTCTCTTCTGATTCAACCTCTAATATCATATCTGCTAGATCAGTAGCAATAACTTTAGATACATACATCTCTCTGTAGATAATTAACTGTTCATCAGGAGCTACTGCAATCCAAACAACACCAGTGTAAGAACCATAACCGTAGTCACACGCACGAAACTTAGCCCAGCCGCTAGGTATATCAAAGGGTTCAACAACATGTATCTGTCTATTAAACTCTGGAAAGGCTGCACCTTCGTTAATATCCCAGTCACCTTCAAGTAACTGCCTTCGTTGATGTTCAGGTAGCGACAAAAGGTTAGCTTCGTACATACCATCATCTGCTAGGTATGGATTATCAAACAAAGTTGCAGGTATAAACCTACGTCTGAATAAAGGTTCCCCTTCTCTAGTGTGACCCTTGGGCCAAGTAATAGTTTCTTTTGTTTCTGGGTCTGTAGCCCAAAAAGGTTTATTAGGAACCTCAGGATCAATAAAGGTTTTCTTAACCCACTGGTGTCCAGGTCCACCTGGGTTGCTTGTTGCCCTCATGTTGAGGGGTAATCCTGAATCTTTGGTAGTTCTTAACCTTGAGCGCATGTAGTCCCAAGGGTATGGCGTAGGCCACTGTGTTAACTCGTCAAAGCCAATCCAATTAAAGGCCTGACCTTGGTATCGCATCACATCGTCGTCTCTATCTAGGTAGGACATCCACAGAGTAGCACCTGAGGGTGCAACCCATGTCTTATCCCGTTCCATAAACTTAATCCCAGGTATTGCTTTAGGATAAAGGAGCTTGGAAACAGATATAAGCTCTCTTAACTCCTCTGTACTCCTACGTACCAGCAACATGGTAGCATGTGGGTTGTTCAACCAGCGTACAGGGTCTGCAATCATAGCGTATGACTTGCCACCTCCAGCAGATCCACCATATAGTACATCTTGTTCAGTCGAAGCTAAGAAATCTGTCTGTGGACCTGGGTTAGGTTCAAAGATAATCTCTCTAATTGCTGCTTCTACCTCAAATTCAGGCGGCTTGACCTGTGCTGGCACTGTTATCTTTTCTAACTCTTGCACCGATACGTTGGTTTTCGAGCTTTTCGGCTTTCTCTGCGGCTTCTTTGTACTTTTCTGCATAGAAGCGTTGGATTGAAGCTTCTTTCTTACGTTTTTGCTCAAGTTTAACCCTCTGCATTAGACCCACATGAGAGATGTAGCGGCCTGAGGTAGTAGTTAACCAATTAGAAACCTCACGGAGACTGTATTGCTTAAGATACTTCTTAGCTTGCTCGAATAATTCTAACTCTTCTGGGATTGGTAACAGTATATCAGAGTCTTCGGGGTCTTGTCTATAGCCAAATGGTATAACCCTACCAACTCTTACTACTGAAAGCCATTCATATTCTCCCTCTACCTCATTTGGTTGGGGAAGTTGCCAAGTTTTTTTAATCTTCATTTGATTTAGGTGGCAGTATAAACAAAGGACTCTCTGCTTTAACTTCTATTTTATCTGTTTTAACAAACCCAGCTCTGTCTAAGAAATCTTTAGCAGCTGCCATCTTTTCTTTGTTGCCTAGATCAGTTGGGTTATTCATAATCTGCATCATTGAATATGCAGCTTTACTCCCAGATGCTGCAATAAACTTTTTAGTAAGATCTGCAATTTGTTCTTGTAAGACTGAAGTAATACTAGTGGACGAAACATTATCAGAATACCCTGCAAGTTTTTTAGCCCTTACAGGATCACCCTGTGCAGACTCAAAAAGTACATCCAGAAATAACTGTTGTTTTTCCGTAAGATTTTTCATGAACACTCACATTTATTACAGGGGCAATCCCTATTAAGCACTGCACGTAGAATACGTTTAAAATATTTCCTCATGTTTTTTTCCTATACGGTTTTACTTTAGCTGCAATCTTTTTAGGTTGAGCTACAAATTGTTTACCTGCAGCTTTGCCTTTTCGTTTAGCTTTTGTTGTAGCAGCATACTCAGAAGAGCTTAAAGACTTAATAGCTTTCTTAGGTAAATATCTTTCACCTGTAGCCTTTGGACCTTGTGTCGATGGCTTACCACTTTTGGTAGTCCACTTTTGTTTACCCCAATCCTTTAGACTCTTCTGAGATTTTTTTAAAGTCATTAGGCTTTTTTAATTCCAGTATTAAGAGTACCACTGCTCTTTACCATACCACCAACATTGTAAGTCATTACCTTACCACCAGCAGCATAACCTTTTTTCTTCATACCACCTTTAGCATAACCTTTTTTCTTCATCATGCCACCCTTGTTCATCTTACCTTTGCCATCCATAGCATAGGCAGGAACCATTTCACCTGCAGGGTTTTTCTTCATAGGCAATGCACCACCAGCTGCATAACCCTTCTTCTTCATTGCAGCACCACCTTTAGCCATGCCTTTTTTCTTCATGGCTCCGCCTTTAGCCATTCCTTTTTTCTTCATGGCTCCGCCTTTAGCCATTCCTTTTTTCTTCATGGCTCCGCCTTTAGCCATTCCTTTTTTCTTCATCTTCATTTTTCTGTCTCCTGATAAAGATTGTTAAAAACTCTTTGGGTATCCCAAACATAATCTACGTCTTCTTTAGAATTAAACGTATGCTGATTTGGTCTAAAGTCAGGAGCACCTTCTCCTGTTTCAAACCAAGCAGGGTGAGTAACCCTTACCCTGTTGTTAGGTAACGCAACCATGTTACCTGTGTATTCCCCTGCGTCTAACAGTTCCAGTACGTGAGACTGCTTGTGTTGTGCAGGGTCATCTGCCACTTCATTATCTGTATAGTCTACAGTGAAGTAGTACTTAGCAGGGTAAAACTCCCCATCTACTTTTGCTATCCAAGGCGCTGGGCTTGCTCGTTCTATCTTATAGACTGAGTGTGTGTGCGACATACAATCCCAAGGTTGCGCCAGATAGGGAGGTAACTCTTCAGGCCATTCCTCATAGCGTGTGTCTGCTACCAAAGCTGTTAAAGGCATCCTAGCCCACATTGCTCCACCGTGAACATTAGGGTCATCTTCTTCATCAGACTCGCATCCAGTAAAGATTACTTGGAAGCTGAGTGTTCTATTTGGCATTGTAGTAACGGCTACTACCAAACAGTGTAGAAACTCTCCGTGATACTCTTCCATATTCTTAGTGTATTCACGTCGTACCCACGCTTTAAAGTGTGGTATATTGCTCTGGAGGTAGGGCATTAAGCATTTTCCTTCTGCTTTTTTAACTGTAGCTTTGCCTGTTTTGCAAGCTTAACTATCTCAGTCTTACCCATTACCTTAGCACGTTGCTCTAATACTGTCAATATTTGAATCTTACGAGCATAAGGCTTGTTTATTCTTTTTACCTTTGCAATAGTTTCTTTAGCATCTTTTATTGTAGCAAATTTTATAGACACAGTATCTTTAGGATTCTCATCCGTATAGAGTCTTCTGCCAGAACCCTTAGGTTTTTTACCTGTACCTACCTTAGGATCTTTTTTCTTTGCCATAGTTATTTAACTTTTTTACCTGTCATGCCTTTTAAAACTTTAGCTTGACCTGCGTGTAGCTTAGAGGCTTTATTTAAACCCTTAATAACTTTCTTAACTTTCTTTTTATTTTGATTAGTTAGTGCCATTATTTATAACCTCCACCTTTAGCTTTGTATTGTTTAGCCACCATCTGGGCTTTCCTTGCACTCCACTGTCCAGGACTTCCACCTTTGCCACTAGCCTTAACGGAGGCCACAAGAGACTTACGCATAGTAGGCTTAGTATAATTACCTGCCGCATTAACGCCAGACTTTTTCTTGGTTGTAGAACCTGTCTTTGATTTCACCACGGGTCATCCCTATATCTTTGAGCATATCGTCTGACATATTATGTAACTGCCAGTATTGTACTCTACGCATTTGGTTTCGTTGTAGTGCTTTAATTAATCTTCTAAACATGGTATAGCTCCTTTATTACCAAGAGCAGTTATACCATGTTAAGGTTCATAACTATATAGATATTAGTG